GCAGTATCTATAGAACCATCAACATAGTGTTCTGAATTGATCTGATCGTCTGCAATCTTTGCACCTGTTATAGCATCTGCTGCTATATCAGCTGTAGCTATTGCACCATCAACTATCTTAGCACTTGTAATAATACTATCTTTTAAGTCAGATGCTACTACTGTTTGGTTCTGTTCTTCTTGTGCAGCATATAATATCTGCGTCATGTTGTTGTTAAGGTCTCCTGCCTTAACTGCCGATCCTGCTGTAAAAGTTGCTTTAGCGGTGTCTACATCTGTATCACGAAAAATACGTATAGCGGCAGGACTGGATGGTATATTCCCTGACGTAAATACAACATTACCACCACCTGTTGTAGTGTAGCTAGTAATGTTATAATGTGAACCTGATGTTTTAATGACCCCATCAACGTCTACTTTAATGTCGGCTTCCTTGTAAGAAGGAAATGAAAATGCTTTTGTTGCATTTCCATCACCTGTATAATCTACGAATGTTGTTGCCATTTATTTATACATTGTTAGTAGTGTACTTGATTGTAATTGTTTCTGAAGTTGTTCTTGTTTTTGAAGCCTCTGTTCACGTATAAGTTGTTGTACTATCTCTCTATCAGAAATCTTACGCCAAGCTTTTCTACGGGCTGCTGCAAAATATTTATCAATTACTCTATTATGGTAATAATCTCGTGGACTAAAGTCTCCACGTCTTCCTGATTTTATATCATCATACATCTGTTTTAATGAAGCCTTTATCTTAGGATCTCTAGCTAGTTTAGTAAGTCTAAGTTCAAGATTCTCCATACCAATAGCTTGCTGGAATAAAGATCTTACTTCAGCATTTTTGGTTAGATTAGTGCCATCAGGAGCATAATAAGTGGATAATCTTAAATCATAACCACTATTAAATAATAACTTTCTACCTTCACTCTGTTCTAGGTTTAAAGATACAGGACTAACAGCGTTAAATGCACGAGTTAAAAAGTCCCAATCTTTTATAGGAGAGTTAGGCTTTAACATATCATACTTAACAGGTAATGCTCTTTCACCAGCAATCTGTTCAGTTAATAAGTTTCTATTTCGCATAGACTGTATGACTCCTGAGTTTATTTCACGCATATATGGAGTAAATAGTTTACCTAATTCATTACGTAAACCAGAAAGAGGTACTTGATTATTTAAAAGTCCAGCTCCGATACGTTTCATTTGTCCGGGTCTAGCAGCAAATAAATCAACAAAAGATTGTATTCCAGCTAAATATGATTTACTTGAAACAGCTTGTGCAACTACAAGAGATATTTTACCTAATTGATTCTCAGTCCACTCTTCACCCATAAGTTCACTTGCATCACCTACATCAGCGATTGTAGACATTATGAGGTTGAAAGGTTCCATAGAATCATAACCAACACGTACATCACCAATTTTAATTGTACGTGGTTCCCATTTACCATCTAACCAAACTTGTCTGGTTTGTCTGTCAATAGGTCCATTACCATGTAGATCACCTCTCATCCATGCCTGTGTAGCCATGAATACAACAGCAGATCCCATTGCGAGTCTACCTGTTTGTAATGCTTTAGCGTTAGCTAGTTCTTCTGGTGAGAATATACCATACTTTGCTACGTTACTTAAATCGTTAGGGTTAGCAAATGCTATGTCGTTAAATTCTTTAACTAAGAAGTTAAATCCGGGTGTATATTTACCAGTAAGGTTTAAACCATTAACACCTGTCCTTGCGAACAAGAAGAAAGGTTTAGCCATAGGTGTAGCTGTAAAGACATCATTAAGACCTTTTGCAAAGCCTCCTAACTCTTGTGTAAGTGTAACTTCTTTACGTGCGAACTCTGTAGCTTCATCAATTATATTACCTTGAGCATCAAAGACTTGAGAATAGAAATCATCTTCATAAGCTTTCATTAATTCTGGTGTAATCTCTGGTAATTCAATTCCATTATTCTGCATGTCAAGAACACGACGCATAGCTTTCTCACGCATCTTTGCTCTACCTAAGATATAAGCAAACGAATCGTCAGTAGCCGCCATCATTTTAGTAGAGTAAGTAAAGAGACTAGCATTATTTGCATTACGTGCTAGATTTGCCAATCTAAATGCAGCTACTTCTCCCAGATCAGCTCTACCACTATCTTCTGCCCAACGTCTAAGGATTTCCCAGTTAGCATCACCCTTTGTATATTCAGAGTAACGTGTTTTTATATTAGCTATATCACCCTTCATGTAGGAATTTAATCTACTTCTAAACAAATCAAATGATTCTGGTATTGCATCTACTAAAGCATTTGCTGATGCAAGACTTGAACGTACTGTTGCCGAGTCTCCAGTAAATGGAAATCGTATAATAGCACCTAATGCAGTGTTTAAAGGTCTTAAAAATGTTGCAGTAGATGTACCCATAATTGCCCTAATTGGTGTTTTAGGTCCAGATAGGATACTATGAGTCATTACACCTTCGAGTTCTCTTATAAGAGCACCAGTCTTAGCTGGTCCACCTTCAAATGAGCCACCTTTTAATACTGTTCTCGCCCATCTATCAAAGTCTTCTAGAGTGTTTAGATCTTTCATCATAGAGAACGCTTCAAATAATGCGTTCATTAAATCATCACTAGGATCTTCTTTAGCTATTTTTAACATAGTCATGACTGACTCTCTCATGTCAACCATTTCAGCTGCTACAGCGTCTTCTACAGCTTGTTTTGTTGAACCTTTACCAGCACTTAAAGCTCTAAATGAGTCAGACTTTACGAATCTAGCCTTTTTAGTTTGATACAATGCAGTTAACATAGTATCTACAATCTGTTTAGCTGGTCCGTCAATAGCATCTAAATCGACTAAGTCTGCTATTTCACGTCCAGCGATACCTGTATCACGTAATTGTCTAAGTAAAGTACCAGACACTAAATCAGCAATGACTACATTTTTAGATGTCCATACTTCAATACCATCAATAACATCAGTCTGAGATTCTAGTAAGTCTTTTAAGTATTCATCAGCAGACATATCAGCAGCATTTCTACCTTGAGTTATGCGTTGATGTGCTTCGACAGACTCTTTAAATGTTTGTGCAAGTTTAACTCTATCGCCTTTTGCAGCATCTAATTGTTGAGCAAACTTCTCACTACTAACAAGTCCTTTATATATACGCTCTACTTGAGCGGCATCTGTAGCACCCTCCTGAGCAATACGTTCACGTTCTAATGGTGTTGTAACTGATCCGGCAGAACCTTCTTCAGCTCCCCACTCATTACGTGTACGAGAGAGTTGGTTACGTGCTACTTCTGGGTCCACTTCTGTTATATGTGCACCCTGATGTGGTTGAGATATAGGTGCATTTTTATCTGCTCTAAACTGTGCTTCACCACGTCTTAGCTGTGCTAAACCGTTTGCAACAGTCTGATCTTTTAAACTTTTATTTCTAGCTTTTATAGCTTCTATAGCTGGTTCAGCACCTTTCTTAACGGTCCATAATACACCATCAAAAAATAGTCCTATTCCCATACCCTCTACGATGTTTTTAATTTTCATCATAACAGGGTGGTCAGTATCTTTAGTAGCTAACGGTGTATCAACCCAACCATATCTATCACGCAATGCACCTAAAGCATTTTGACCATCTGATTCTTTAGATACAAGGTCAGTAGCAGCTCCTAATGCAGCACCTCTTACAAAGTTAGCTTTAGTTAGAGCTATTAACCCTGCTGGTAAAGTAACAATTCCTGTGGCTGCAGCTCCTTTTGCTGCTAGTAATGCGGCGGCAGACATAGAGCCAAAATGAACTAAGGCTCTAAGCTGTTTACCCCACCATGTTTTTGTTTCGATAGGATTATCATATCCTCCAAAAGGAGACCAGTTAGGTTTATATTCACCAAACTCCTCCTTTTCTTTTTGCATTTCTCCAGACAAAGCATCAATTGTACGCTCTGGAAATGTAGCGATGGATGATGCTGTATCTTGTAGACCACCAGACAAGATGGATTGACCTTCTTTTAAAAGACCTTCAAATCCTCCAATACCTTCTTCTACGTTCCTAGGGTCTTCTTGAATGGCTGCGTCGGATTCTGCTTGTTGACGTAATGCTTCTTGTTGACGTGCTTCTTCTAAGTTTCGTAGGCGGAAAGCGTCACTTGAAGTCTCATTCAACTGCTCGTCATTTTCTAAATTAAATTGATTTGAGTCCATTTATTTTTTCTTTTTCTTGAAGTTTTGAAAGTAATCGAAGTTATCAGTATAATCAAGTTCATTGCCTAATAATATATTAGGGAGTCCAAATACATCTTTTTCTTTATAAAAGTTACTTGTACCCTGTAATACTCGTCTAATCTCTTCTGAAACTGGTAATCCTTCTTCAATTCTCTTTTGAAAGAATTGCCTAATAGGTATTAATTCAGCATCTTTTTCTTGTCCATCTCCCGGCTGTGCTGTACCTATCTTATAGATTAGTCTTTGTTCATTCTCCTCTAATTGTACTAGCCTGTCTTTCTCGTTAAGATCTTCGGTTAAGAAAGTTTCAAAGAACTCTATAGATTGAGGTGATTTAGGACTGAATATACGCTTCTCTTCTACTTCAGTTAAAATAGCAGCACTTACATCTTTTTGTAAATTCTGAAACTGATTCATAGGTACATCTCTAAGATTTGGAAAGAAGTTAATTACTGTTGCTTGATCTGTTTCGGTAAGCCCTGCTAAGTATCTCCAGTCAAGAGCCTCTGTCTGAGCACCCATAACGGAATTACTTTTATTTGCCTGTGTATACATCAACCCCCAAGCTGCAAAGTCTTGAGTATTCTCATCAAATTCTTGATCTTTGCTTATAATACCAGCATCTACTAATTCAATTAAATCTTTTGCGGACATTCCATATAGACCGAAATTATCTCCTTCGCCTGATTTAGCTTTATCATACGCTTCTTGTACAGTTAGAGTTTGATCACCGGGAGCAAAGAAAGCTCCAACTTTACCACCAAAACCTCTGCCATCATAAGAATCAACAGCACGACCCTGTTTCCTCATTATCAGTAATGCGTTCTTAGCTTCTTTACCGTTAAGCCCACCTTCTTTACCACTCCACAATAATATATTCTTAGTAGATTTTGGTTTGACAAATAAATATGTATTCTCTTCTTCAGTTAAGTTAAACACATCTTCTGGATTCTTTGATAAAAACTTCATTGTATCTTTATCATATACACCTGTCGCTACAAGCCTTTTCATAACGTAACCATGAGGTGATAACCCAGCTGCTTCTGCTAACCTTTTAATGTAAGTTGGAATTTTTTCTGGAAGATAACCACCCTTTGCATAGTCCTCGACATATTCATCTAAATATCGTTTTTCGTAGATAGAGTTAACTTCCTTATTGTCTAACCATTTATTTTTATTAGCCAGCATTGTATTTTCTTCCTTCACTCTATCTGCTGGTAAAAGTGGTCTTAATAGATCTCTTTTTTCAATATACCCACCTGTTGCTAATTTATCAAGTATATCTGGATAAAATTGTTCAACAAGATCTTGTATATTTGCATCTTCATTTAGAGCGGCTGCTTTTTCAACTTTTATCCGTAACTCAGCTTTAGCTTTTTCAATCTGTGAGTTTATTGTGAGTGGTAACTCGAGAACGTCAGGTCTAGATCTTAATGCAGTTTCCCATTCCTGATTATTTATAGCAAAAACGGCTTTGACAGAGACTCCATACTGCCACTCAGTAGTAGTCTGGTCATCTAATATGAATCCGGGTACTGGACCTCCAGTAGGCAAGCCACGTCTGTCTAACTCATTATTCAACATTGTAACAAAATGAAGCTTATTACCTTCAGTTAGTTTACCCGGCTTCTTTATTTTATGATCTCTAACTCGCTGCTCCATAAGTTTTATTACCTTATCATGCGCATCCTTATTAGACGTAGCTAGCTTGCTTTCGTAGTCATCAAAGAAACGCATTACTCCATCTAAACTACTAAAACTAGAATTAGCAAATCCAAAGACTTCCTTCCCTGATCTTCTGTCTAAAAATCTTGCCTCACGCAGAAAATATTCGAGATCCTCGGGTTTTATTTTGTGCATAAGTAATGGATCATTAGTCAGCGTCTCTATAATAAAATCTATAGCCTGTGCTGGATTTCCTATATCAGGATTTCTTGCTATTAATCTTTCAATTAAGCCTCCCTCACCATCTTCAGCATCGAAGACTCCATTATGTTTAACAGTTTTTATTTCCTCTCCAGACTCAGATATAGTTGTTACTTCTCCTTTACTTGAAAATGCTTCAACTATATCTTCTTTATTTTTTCGTGCTAAACTCTTCTGAACAACTTGAGGACGATATGCTGTCCATGTACTAATCTGTTTGTCCTTTTCCTTCATAAGAGAAGGTAATAGTTTTCTATCAACATAATTTTGAACTTGACGAGAGCTTATATCAAAGCCTGCCAACCTCATTTCATAATAGAAATCAGTAAGTATATCTCTAATAGCATTATCAGCTACGAGTTTCGCCTCTGCTTGAGTTGATTGATTTATAAGAAAGTTCTTTTCAGCTATATTATTAAAGACAGAAGTGGATGTATTATCAAACCTAGTTGAAGCGTCACCAAATTTAATCTCTTCACCAGTAGGAAGAACATTCTGATTGAGTAAGTCTGTAGCTATTAATCTTTCTCTAGCGTCACCTTCACGAGTTAGCTTAATCAATGCAGATACTCGTTCTGCTTCCTCCAGCTTCATTATCCGATCTAACTTACCACTTTGTTTATCTAATTCTTCCTTGTTTATATCTTTAAGACCTCTGATCTTTTCTTCAGCGTCACGATTAGCTACACGTATCTTATCAACTTCTGCTGCTTTACCTAAAAGTCCTTCTAATCCAGAAAGATTATCCCAAAAGTTATTAATTCTTAGTTCTTCTATTTTAGCTACAGACTCGAAATGTCTTGAAAGATCTTCTTTATAAGCTTCATTGCCTTCTTCAACAGCTTCTGTAAGGTCAGGTGCACTGTCAGCGTAATTACTGGTCGGTAACTTAGGAATATCATCCCGTGGTGTACCGATGACTGTACTAAATGATGATGTCATACTACCTCCATATCAACGTCAACTTGATTATAGTCTACAGTTAAATAATTATTCTCTATACCTACAGCCATTGGGTTCTTCTTAATAACATCTTGAGCCATAGCTCCACGATAGCGTGTATTACCACCCTTATAATTAAATTCGTATATCTTATAACCGTTAGGTGATGTACCAACCTCTTTAATGTTATCTTTTAATCTACGGTCAGATTTTATCCATGAGAATAAACCTGTAGCGCTAGAACCACCCCAAGCTCCCATACTTGATAAACTGCCTGCTATACTTAAGGCTTGCATACCAATCTGTAAAGCACCACCAAGTCTATTAGTTGGAGGCATCATAACAGGTGCACCATAAGTAGGGGCTACACCTAAGGCTTCTCTAGCTTGAGCATTTGCACCTTGGAATTTGCGTACAGCACCTTGATGCATATATGACATATTTCTTCCAAGTACAGTATCTACTACACCCTCAACTTCTTTTGTTTTCTGTAATAAGGCAAGGTATTTGTTACGTCCGAATTTTCTCGCACGTCCTCCTTCATTTATTGGTTGAGAAGCTAAGAAAGCTTTTGTAGCATCTTCTATTGCAGCTCTACCTTTACCTATTGTTGTCACAGCAGCAGCATAAGCATCACTAATGTCTCTTGAGTAACCTATAACATTAGTATTCTGTGCTTGTTCTAACTGCTCTTCTTTATTATGAAAGCCTATTTTATTAGCAAAGAATATTCGATTCTTCTCACGCCATTCGGCTTTTGCACGAGCTCTTTCGCCCGCATTAGCATCCATGCACACGGCAAAATTCTATAAATTGTACATTATTTGGTCCGTATTCAAACTTACGTAAGAACTTGAAACCTAGAAACTTAAGTAATTTTAAATGTACTTTGTTTCTACTGTCAACTATATTCCAGAGGAGAGGCTCTTTACGGTTATCGACATACCGTTTGGCTTCTCTTGCAAATGTAATCGGGTATCGGTGTATATCATTGGTGCAAAGCATCCATATATCACCATCTTTTCCTACTCCGGCCATGCCAGCAGTCTTGCCGTCAGGCACTGTGAAATACACGTAGGATGGGTTTGAAGATATCAGAGATGGAAGAAGGGTAGGATCTACTCCATGGCCTTCTTGTACCTCTCTGAGATCGTCTGGACGGAGGTTAGAGGCTACTTCTGTAGCAGCCTCAAGTGTTAGTGGGTGAATGTAATTAGGCACGTTTGTAGTATTTGGGTGTATAGTTACCTTCCCAAGATACAGAACGTAATGTAGCTGGGGCGGGATGTGATGATTTTAATGTTATATCTAAATTAGTATTCTTTTCGTAAACTGGAACTGTCTTTATGTACTCTTCAAGATATGGTGCATCAGACACTTTGTATTCATCAAGTTCTGTAGACTCATATACTTCTGTATAATCTGGTTTACCAGTACGTTCTATTGTAGTCTCATAAAGACCTATCTTACCAAAGTGAAACTTGATTCTATGTAAAACTAATGAAGCAGTTATGTCTGATCGGGTTGCATTACCTTCTTGTCTAGTAATATAGAAAGTAGGAAGCTTAACCTCATATGGATAAATATATCCTATAGTCAGAGTAACACCTGACCAATCGCCGGGTACTGTAAAGCTAGTTGTGCTTGTACTTGTGGGTTTGGCATATCTACCAATCCGTGCAGCGTTAGTATCTGTATCTATTAACACTAAGTCATAGTTAGGTGTAGTTACACTAGGCAACCAACTAACACTACTAAAAGTTGTAAGATTTGTTGATGCACTAAAACTGCCACCACTTATAGTAGTATGATTATCTACATGTAGTAGAAATTCAGTATCATCTTGTGTTATACTAGGATCTGATGAAGTCTGTATAATTTTAACACACTGTAAAAATTTATCACTATCTAAAAAGTAATACTCGTCATTAATCATGAAGTGATATAATAACGGATTATTTAACTTCCATGTAAACCATGCAGCCTGTTTTCTTTCCTCGGATACTTGGAAATACCTATAGCCATAAACCATATCAGAGCCAGTCTTACCCATCAATACCATAGAGTTATCTCTTGAGTTAGTTAATAAGTCAATATCTTTAGGTAACAATGTAGGAACAACCTTGCTTACTTCGACAACACTTGGTTCACCTTCTCTCTGAGTATTCGCCATTTCATTAAATCGACTATACTTACCAGAGTTATCTAGGTAGGCTAATGTCGTTCCTAGAGATATCGGGGGTATTGTTTCGTTGTAATTATAAGTTGCTACACTACGTAATTTAGCTGTATCAGGGTTAAGAACTGTATCGTCAGATGCTAATAAGAACTGTTGGTTTGTACTGAATACTACCAGACCAGTATTTATTTCTATACCATCAAATAATTCGGATGGGAAAATAGAAGAAGCAGATATATCTATAGGATCAGCTGCGCCTACAGTAAGAGCTGATTCAGCAAAGAAATTAGGGACTCCAAAAGTTCCCGGTCGAGATGTTATTACATTTTCTCCTGATAGTACAGCTAATCTGTTACGGAAGAATAATACTTTATTTATACGTCCACCTACAAAACTTGGCATTGGGTTAGTTGTATCATCACCTACACTTCTATCTGAATAAGTAAACTGTTTAACAGTAAACTGAGTAGAAGAAGTACGTTGTATAACTAAAGGCATATTAACTAGAGTTTTAGCAATACCCGGCCTAGCACACTCTGTCCATGAGCCAGTACCGTCTTTGTTATTTTCTCCAATAAATTGTAAGTAATAGTCATCTTCTTCTGCTATTCTAGCATTAGCTATTTTAACTATATAACCATGTTTACATTGGCTAGGTAAATTCTGTACATCATTTGTAGATTTCTGAACACACCTCATTAAATCCTCTTCACATATTTCTATACTAAATGAAGTACTACTTGAAAAATATACACCCGGTCCTATAACTTTTGCACTAATACCACTAGGTAAGTTAGCTGTAATACCACCAAGAATAGTATCAGCAGTAACAGCTGTATCAGCATCAAAAGGTGTAGGAGATGGTCGTATCATACCGTCGCCGTTAGAAGATACAGTAGCGTTAATCTGAGTACTTTCAATTTCAGTTACAGTAATCTCAACATAAGCTTGACTACCACTGCTAGAGGTTACGTTATGTGCTTCATCAGCATGCTCTGGATTAACTCGTACAACATCGCCGACATCCCAACCTTCTCCACCATGTAATAAAGTACATTCTATATTATAACTACATCTATAAGCTTGTCCGCCGGGACTAACATCACTAGCATTAGTAGTATTATAATTAGGGCTGATACCTTGTTGACCTAAAGCTGTAATACGGAAAGTTAAATTATCTTTACCAGTTGTAAGTGTAGTACCACTACTATTTTTCACATGTACTATATTACTCGTACCACTGTAACTACTAGCAGCTGTAGCAGCATATACTTCTGTACCTATACCGGGACATGTACCTGTACCGTCACCTTCATCAAAATTATGACCTGTAATTTTTATCTTAGTAGCTCTCTTAACAGTGGTAACAGTGTAACCATTATTAATATTAAGTCCATATTGTCTACCATTCTCTGTACGTAATAATTCTACATATGCAAAATGATCGTCAACGTAAGAATCTGTTAAAGGTTTAATTGTAACATTACCCGATGTAGAAGCACTAGCCGCAGCAGTTAAAGTAAACGTGTTGCTATCAGCAACTGTCTGAACTAAGAAGTTTCCATCCACAGCACTTCCACTTGTGTAATCCATATTTACACTATTACCAACTGATAAGTTATGCTGATTACAAGTTATGGTTACTGTAGTACCTGATTGAGAATATGTTCCAGAGTGTGTGTTTTTAATTAAAGTATTAGCATTAGTAGTATCACGATTAGTAAGAAATGTTGTATCGTTAATCGTAAGTGTCTGTATATTTTCTGGTGTACTTGTAGTTAAATAATTGGTTATAGCTGTTTGCCCACCAGTTCCGTAAACAGTGGTCATTGCTACACCGTCGCTGCAACGCCATACACGTATTTGTCCGTCAGCTGCTATCTGTCCTATGTATGATCCTTCTGTCTCATCACGAAAATAATGAAACCACGAACCACCACTCTGTACATTAGCTAAGGGAGTTGTGCCTATTCTTTTAGCACCCGGTCTTTTAAATAGACCTTTGGTTATGTCTGGTATTGCGTTAGTTACCTCTTGTACTTGGCCGGGAAACTTTAACTGGTCAGGCTGTTCTGACATTCCTAGTGAGTATTGAGGGATGGTTTGTGTAATTGAAGGCATTATCTTCTAAGGTTTCTCCAAGGTTGATAAGTTTGATATGCGGTATCATCTTCAAATCCAAACATACTATGATCTCCTTGATTACATTCATACTCCATAAGAGCTGATCTAGCAAGTGCTTCTTGCTGTTGTAATAATCTGACAAGTTCTGGATTAGATACCAGTTGTGTAGCAGCCATTCTGGTTGCTCTATATACTACATATCGTCTGAATATAATAGGTAAATCTTCAAAGTTGTGTAATTTAACAACGTCAAGATCAATACTATCTACATCTTCAAATAAATTAGTATGGTCTATTTTATCATATAAAAACCCGTTACGACGTACAAAGTCATAAGTTCTACGAGACTGATTATCATGATGATCTAAAGATAGTACATCGTTACCTATCTCGATCTTATGAGTAGTGGAATCAGGGGTATATTTTACATGTTTTTCTGTATTAAAATGCCACCCCTCTGCTTGCGTGTCTACGTTAGCATCACGGAGTAGATTATATATTAATGATATTTCTGGGTTATCAAAGTTAAGAGTGGTTAAGGGTGATTGTCCAATAGCCCCCAGTATATTATTTACTGCGGACAGTTCGGTGTCGATGTCAATAGTTGTGGAAGCCATGAAAAAAAAGGGGAGCCGAAGCTCCCGTATAAAAAATAAAAATTAACCAAATGCTGTTGGTGCAGTTCCTGTACCAGCGTACAGTTCTACAGCAGCAGCTGGGTTTAAGTAGTCTGCTCCCATAGCAAGTCTTCCGAGGATTACATCACCTTGGTAAACCACTGAGATGTCTCCACTTGTTACTTG